GCTTACCACGGACGCGGACGGACAGATCGGGGATGCTGTTGAACTGGCGGGCGTCAACTTTCAGCGCCACCAGTGCGGTGTTGGGGTAGGCAAACTTCTCGTCGATGATCTCGGCAAAGCTCTGCCATGCGATTCCGTTTTGCAGATAGGCACTGCTGCTATCGGGTGTGATGCGGGTGACGCGGACGCTCCAGGGTCCGGTGCCGCTCAGGTCAAATTCGTAGGCACGCTGAAACTGGCTGCTGGATTTACCGCTGACTTCTGGTTCGGTGATGGTGGTGTACGGTCCACCGTTTGCCGAAACTGCGATCCGGTATTTAACGCTGGTGGCGCGAATGTCGCCGTTATCGACGTTGGTGGATTGCAGTGCCGTGTGCGTGATGATGACGCGGCAACGCTCGGTATCAAGGTCGGTGATCGTGCGGGTGATCGGACCAGAGGCAACCGTTACTGCCGTGTTGACGCCGACGGTATTTTCAACAGTGCTGAACCCCAGCATCGGGGTTTGAGTTTCGTCCGTGCCAGTGCGGCTGTCGATGGTGTAACCGTTGAAATTTTTGCTGCCGTCTGGATTCTGGATTGGTGTGCCATCCAAGAAAATATCTTCTTCCGTGCTATTGGGGAAGCCTTCGATTTCACCTTCGCTGACTGCATAAACAGTCTTGGCAAAGGCAACAGAGAACAGGTTGTTGGCTTCCTCAACAGGCTGCCGCGTAGGCGCAACAACTGATTGGATAACCGTTGTGGCTACGGGTTGTACGACACCGCCAGCACCACTGATCTCGGGCAGGTTGTTGAGGTCTTCCATCAGAGGTAATTCTGCAGCTCAAAGCCAAACGACAGCACCGGCAAACTTCCGATCATGCGTTCACCGTAAAGGACGGGGACCACCTCGCCTTGCTTTGTATTGGCGTTGGATTTATCGAACGTAAAAGACTTCAGTTGATCTGATTCGCTTCTTCCGCTTGTTGATGCGCCGCCGACGTTATCCACGGTGGGCATTTTTGGAGTTGGTGTTAGCAACTGTGCTACGCCACCAAAAATCATTGCAACGCCCAGCGATCCAAGCACAGGAGAAATCGCAAAAGGAGCTGCCAATCCAAGTAAGCCGATGGTCGCACCAGCGGTCAGAAAAGATAGAGCGACCAAGCCAATTCCGGCCAAAATTGCCCCGAACCCGCCACCACCGCCTCCACCACCGCGACCTGTCGGAATAGGAGCCAGCACCAGTCGTTTGCTCATCGGCCACATCAACTGTTCTTCGTTCAAACCTTCTGCACGATCAGTCACAACGCGCCACGCAATGCCGTTGTCGCCGCTTTCAATCAGGTACTGGCGCAGCTCTGGCATCTGTACACACAACGCCCGCACGGCCTCGGCAGGAGTCTTGACCGCAAGTTGGAAGCGGCGTCCGAATTTGCGCCCAAGCTCACCCAGCAACCTGATCGTGACCATTAACCGAGCCTCCGCACCACCATGTAAGTATTCTCGCGGAAGTATCCGCTGTACGCCGTTAATCCAGACAACCTGCCAACAAGATGCTGGTACAACAGGTTGGCGCTGGGATCTTCCACGACAGCGACGTGATTGCAGCAATTCTGATTCCTGATGCGGAACAGGATCACATCGCCGCGCTCCAGTGGCACCGTGACCGGCAGGCGCACAAAGCCTTCAGCAGCAAAGTTTTCCTCAAAGTGCGTGAAACCACGGGTTGACCATTCGCCTTCGTACAGCCGCTCGTAATCGCCCATCGCCACGCCCATCTGCTGCCAGTACCAATCCCGCACGGCGGAATAACAGTCGTAGACGCCGTAGTTCCAAGGGCGCTCCAGTAGGCCAGCAGACTGTTGGGGGTCAAGCCAGAACGCTTCGCTGCCGCCGCAATTCCACACTGCATACGGCAGGTTGAGTTGTTTGCAGGCTTTACGATCAGCCTCGCTGAACCCGTTGTAATTGATGTGGCTATGCCAGCAGGCAGTCGCGTCGTCGTAATACAGAGCCGTATCCTCGGCGCTGATCGTGAACGTGTCGGGTTCGCTGCTGGTGTTGGCGCACTCCACCACGGAGCCGTCTTGCAGGATGAAGCCACAGGTTTCGCGTGGATGGGCGGCCTCGGCGTACTGGCGCATGGCGAGCCGTTGGGCAGCGGTCAGCGGATTTGACCAAGTAGTCAGTTCCATCAGCCTTGCGAGTCCACCAAGCCGGGAAAGCCACCGAACGGTAGGCGGCTACCGGAGCCAAAACGTAATTTGCAACTCTCCAGTCGTTTGCCGCACGCATCCTGCGCCAAGGTGCCAACCACGTTGTCATTCGCGTCCCAGTAGCTTGCGCCGTTGTAGTGGCAACCGATGTTGTCGCGGTAGATCCACTGGCACTGCTCGCGCAGCAGGCGGCGACCGGGGAGGCTGCGGCCTTCAAGGTCAAACGGAACAGAAAGCTGGAAGGCAACAGCCAGCTTATCCTCGCTTGCCTTCTGCTCAATCACCCATTCATCCGGTCCCCAGTAGGCGTCAGGATCAGCGCCAGGTTGGCCGTCGAGGTAGGTGGTGAGCGTGCGGATGCGCTGCACCGTGGCGCCTACCAAATCGTCATAGGTATTGGTCAGGCCAGTGATGGCGAGGCCGACGTTGGCAAATTTGATGCTTGGCCTTTCAAGCTGTCCATTGGTGCTCAGCTCAAAACCAGTGGTCTGCATCGGCAACGCTGTGTAAGTGTTGCCGTCATAAACCACATCGGCGCCATTGACCTGAGACCAGTTGCAGAATCGGTAAATCGCCTGTTCAGTCGAGCCTGCTGGCAGCAATACGCTGATGTCGACGGTGAACAAATCGACAACTTCAGCAAGCTGCGTCTTGAAAGTTTGAGCGTTAGGAGGCGTCTGCGTCATACATAAACCTGTCGCATGGCAAAGTTGAGAACATAATAACTACAGCTAATAAAAGAGAACTCCCAACCGTTTTCGATGATGTAGTCGCGTGCCGCCAACGTTAGCGATACATTCACATCGACCAGGTTTGAGATCGTGACCGAAGTCAGCCGACCCGTTGCAAGGTTGGCGGTGTAATTGGTCGGGCGTGTGTAACCAGTCAGGGTGACGGCCGACAGATTGGTGTAGCCGAGGTCCAAGATGCCGCCCTCAAACTGACCGACAAATGCCTTGGTCGCATTAGGTGGCGTCCATGTGAACGATTGCCCTTTCTTCCGGTACAAATAAGATTCGATGCCGTATGCCTGCTCCTGCGTCAACGGACCAGTGCTGCAGTTCCAAGTCTCTTGTTGAGCGTTTAGGCCATCAGTCAGGATCTGTGAGTAGCCATCACCAAACTGCATCCGCTGCGTGCGGACCGTTCGACGAACGGTGGTCTGCAAGGCCACCGGCATATCGTTGAGCGTAATGAACGCAGTCATCGCAGCATCCCTCCACTACGTTTCTCATTGGCCAGTGTGACCAAGACCAAATTCTGCACCTGAGTGGCGACTTGCTTTTGTGCAAGGGGACTCAGGTTTTCACCCGTATTTTGCACGGTGATATTGATCTCGCCAACCTTGACACCACCACCTGCAGCCTGCACACCGAGGCGGCCATCACGGCCGCGGCGCAGCGGCATGATCGCCTCAGGTCCGGCTTCACCGGCCAAGCCAAATCGGCCACTGCCACCATCGGCGAAAGTGAACATGGTGGCCTTATTCACAATGCCGCCCTTGGCAAAACCAGTAACGCCCGTGCCAAATCCAACAGATGTATCCAGTTTGGGGATGCCAAACAGCCCTTTGGTTGGATTGATCAACGATTGGACGTATTGAAGCAAAGGCGCAATCACCAGCAAGCGGGTAATCATGCGAACAATTTCATCGACAATGGATCGCGCAAATTCTTGGAAGCTGAACGTGCCCGTTGTAGTCATGCTGACGATCGCATCCTCTAACCCCTTGAAGCCGTTCTGAGCCAAATTGCTTAGGTTAGTACCTAGCGTTCCCATGCTTTCAATGTAGGAATCAATGCCTGCACTGAAGTCTTGCATCACCGACGTTGTTTTCTCTACAGATACATAGAACAGCTCTCCACTCATGGCGGCCTCAAAACCGGCACCCTTCAGCTCCTTGAACTTTTCGATGAGCGCGTTGCTTTCTTGGACTTGCAGCTTTTGAAGATCGACCGATCTAGTCCGCTGGATGTTGGCCTGCTGTTCACCGCTCAGTGCTTCGCGTAATGCTTTATCAGCATTGGCAATCACCACGCGGCGCTTCTCCGCATATTCCAGTTGGATTTTGCGCATTGGATCCATTTCCCTTTCAATCTGCAGCTCAGCGCGGGATTGCTTCAATGCATTGGCTGAATCAAGCAACGCATCACGCCGACGCTTAGCTTCATCATCTGCCTTCTTCTTCTTGCCGCCGTCGCCCGTGCGCAAGCCGCTCAGGTCTGGCGTGGTGCCGGGTGGAGGTGTCGGAATGTTTGGCATGGTGAGCGCGCCCGAGATGCCGGTGCCAATGCGTTTAGTTAAATCATCAATCAACTTGCCAACACCAGCCACTAATGCAACAGTGCCGATTGTTCCTGCAGCAAGTGCTGTTATAGCTTTTGTGCGTGCTTCGCCAGGAGTTTGCAATGCAGCAATGATACCAAGCACAGATGCTCGTGCGGTCTCAAGTGCTAACAGGCCTCGCTGCAGCAATGTCATTCCACGGAAAGCTTTTAGGATCTCCTGCAATACATTTGCAAAAGCAGTAATTTTACCAACAACAAATACGGCTCCCATTACGCCACCGAGCACCACCATGGTCTTAATCAAACCAGCAGCTATCTGCTGCAATCCAGCCGCACCACCGATCGCCTTGTAGAACTCACCTGCAAGATTGCCTACGAAGGTGATCGCCTGCGTAAATATGCTCACCAACCCACTCATCACCGGCAGCAGCGCTGATCCGATCTGCACGGTGAGCACAGTGGTCTGAGCCTTCATCAGGCCAAGCTGATCATTGAACGCATCAGCCTTGTTGGCAAAGTCGGGACCGATGCCAAGGCCGAAGCGCTGGATCTCCTTGCTGCCAAGATTCAGGATCGGGATCAATTCGGCGCCAGCTTTGCCGAAGATCTTGATCGCCAGTGCTGCCTTCTCCGGTCCATCACGCAACTGAGCAAAGCGATCGGCTACATCGAGAAACACCTTGTCGGCGCTACGAAGCGTGCCATCGGCCTCGGTGGTGGCAACGCCAATCGTCTTAAACGCAGCAGCAGCCGCCTCCGTGCCAGTGGCCGCAGCCACCATGTTTTTATTCAGGAAGGTCAGTCCCTTCGCCACGCCCTCGAGGCTGCTACCCGATAGCTCGGCTGCCACCTTGAACTGCCCCAGCGTCTCCACACCGACGCCAGTGCGCTGCGACAGGTCGCGCATATCGTCTGCCAAGTCGATTGCAGACTTCGCCAACGCCACCACACCACCCGTAACCGCCACAGCGGCCAAACTCTTGAGGCCGGTGTAGAGCAGGTTGGTCGCCATGCTGGCGTTCTTGATGCGCCCCTCGAGGCCTTGCATCGAGTTGCCAAGCCGCCGGATATTGTTCTCACCCGCCACGTTGGCGGTGATCTTCAGCATGGCCTCCATGTTCATCGCCATGGCTATGCCCCCTGCTTATTGATCACCGTCATCGCTGCGGCCTCCATCACTTGAAGATCCTCCAGCAGCGCACGCGGTTCCTCTACGTCGTACAGCTTAAACAGCCAACGCACCGCTGCATAGTCCAATCCGATCACGCCACTCATCGTGGTGCGCCATTGCGTCTGGACTCGCAGGAACATCTCGACCACCAGCCAGTTCTCCGGCAGGATCCCGAAGTCTTCATCCGGTGGCGGCGGCAGATCCGGCAGATCGAAGCCGAAGGCCGCGGCATCGTCGGCGGTTTCGTCAACAACGCCACCGCCTGCCCAATGCTCAGCGGCCTCGATCAGTTTTTTCGCTTGGCTCCCTGCAGGCTCTCGAAGTAGGCCACCG